GAGGAGGTTCGGCAACTGTTCACTTCCCTATTTGGCACCAAGAGATAAAAGATATTATTGTTCTTAAAAACAATAAAGGTAGTGAAGATAATAGAGTTAGAAAACTTGATTACTCAATTCAAATATCAAAACTATTCTATGAAAGATTTATCAACGAAGAAGATATAACTTTATTTTCACCACACGAAGTACCTGAACTCTACGAGGCGTGGGGTACACCAGAGTTTGATGATTTATATTTAAAGGCAGAAAGAAAAATATCTGTTAAAAAGAAAAAAGTAAATGCACAAGAATTATTTTTTGATATACTAAAAGAACGTGCAGAAACAGGTCGTATCTACATTATGAATATTGACCATTGTAATACTCACTCATCATTTAAAGATTTAGTTAGAATGTCAAATCTGTGCCAAGAGATTACTTTACCTACTGATCCTATACAACACATTGACGGTGAAGGTGAAATTGCATTATGTATTTTATCAGCAATCAATGTAGGTTTAATAAACAAAAGAGATGAATTAGAACCTTTATGTGATCTTGCAGTTAGAGGATTAGATGAAATTATAGATCATCAAAACTATCCTATTAAAGCGGCAGAAATATCTACAAAGGCAAGAAGAAGTTTAGGTATTGGTTATATTGGTCTTGCACACTATCTTGCTAAAAAAGGTTACAAGTACGATCAGAAACTTGCGTGGAGACAAGTAGATAAACTAACCGAGGCATTTCAATATTATCTTTTAACAGCAAGTAATGAACTTGCAAAAGAAAAAGGCAAATGTGAATACTTTGATAGAACAAAATATTCCGATGGTATCTTACCTATAGACACTTACAAAAAAGAAGTAGATGAACTTGTAAACAATCGTTCATTTACATATGATTGGGAGTATTTAAGGAAAGAAATAAAAACTCACGGCCTAAGACATAGCACACTCTCGGCCCAAATGCCATCAGAATCATCTAGCGTGGTTTCTAATGCCACAAACGGCATAGAACCACCTAGAGATTATCTATCAGTTAAGAAATCTAAAAAAGGTCCTTTAAAACAAATCGTACCTGATTATAAAAGACTTAAAAACAATTACACTTTACTATGGGATATGAAATCAAATGAAGGTTACATTAACATAGTTGCAGTTATGCAAAAATATTTTGACCAGGCTATATCAGGTAACTGGTCTTATAATCCTGAAAACTATGAAGACAATCAAGTTCCTGTGTCAGAAATGGCACAAGATTTGCTAACTACGTATAAGTATGGTTGGAAAACATCTTACTATCAAAATACGTATGACGCTAAAAAAGATGTAGATGAACCACAACATAGTATTGACTATGAAACTCCAGTAGAAGACAAGCCTAAAGAAGTTGAAGATGAAGAGGCGTGTGAAAGCTGTACAATTTAAAAAGGTAATAAATAAAACGAAATGGTAAAAAGTGTATTCAATAAAGATAAAGGATTAGATTCAACAAAACAGTTAATGTTTTTTGGTCCTGATTTAGCAGTACAAAGATATGATAATATGAAATATCCTATCTTTGATAAACTGAATCAACAACAGTTAGGTTATTTTTGGAGACCTGAAGAAGTATCTTTACAGAAAGATAGAAACGATTACCTTGAATTAAGAGAAGAACAAAAGTTTATCTTTACTTCTAATTTAAAATATCAAACAATGTTAGATAGTGTACAAGGTAGAGGACCTTGTTTAGCATTTTTACCTTTTTGTTCATTACCAGAATTAGAAGGTTGCATTGTAACGTGGGACTTTATTGAAACAATACATAGTAGATCATACACATACATTATTAAAAACTTATATTCAAATCCAAGTGAAGTCTTTGATACAATTATACAAGATGAAAAGATTGAAAGAAGAGCACAATCAGTAACTAAAACTTATGATGACCTAATTAATATGGGTTATCAATGGGCGATTGATTCTAAAAAAGTTGATCTGTATGAATTGAAGAAAAGAATGTATCTTGCTATGGTAACTGTAAACATACTTGAAGGTTTAAGATTTTATGTATCATTTGCTTGTTCGTTTGCATTTGGTGAATTAAAGAAACTAGAAGGTTCAGCAAAGATTATATCTTTTATTGCTAGAGATGAAAGTCAACATCTTGCAATGTCGCAAAGAATAATTAATAACTGGAAAGATTATGAAAATGATAAAGACTTCTTAAAGATAATTAAAGATACTGAAAAGGAAGTTTATGCTATGTATGATGAGGCAGTCCAAGAGGAGAAACGTTGGGCAACTTATCTGTTTAGTAAAGGTTCTATGATAGGTTTATCAGAAAAACTTTTACATCAATTTGTAGAGTATATGGCGAATAGAAGAATGAAGGCCATACAATTAACTCCTGCTTACGACCAAAAAACAAATCCATTACCTTGGGTTGAACATTGGTTAAATAGTAGAAGTACACAAAACGCACCACAAGAAACAGAAATAGAAAGTTATGTAATAGGTGGTATTAAACAAGACGTTAAGAAAGATCAGTTTAAAAAGTTTAAACTATAATGACATTAGAAATCAAACTAGATAAAGCAAAAAAACATTGTTCTAATTGCGATACTAAATATTCAGTAGAATGGAATATAGAAGAACAAGATTTAGAACCATTAACTTGTCCATTTTGTGGTTACGAAGTAGAATTGGATGACGTTGATGAGGTCGAAGAACGATACGAAACTGAAGACGATAGTTGGAATTGATTATAGTTTAACAAGTCCTGCTGTTTGTATTAATAATGAGGGTGAATATATGTTTTATTATTTGACAAGTAAGAAAAAGTACATTGGTCAAATGGCAAAGAATATTATTGGATATGAACACCAAGAATATGACACACCCATAAAAAGATTTAGTCAAATATCAGATTGGGCAATCAACACATTTAATAGATTAAGTTACGATTTAAAAAACTTAAAAGTTTTTATTGAAGGATATTCTTTTGGTTCAAAAGGACAAGCAGTATTTCAAATAGCAGAAAACTGTGGTATTTTAAAATACAGATTACAACAATTAAAAATACAATACGATACAGTTGTACCGAGTGTAGTAAAAAAAGGTGCAACAGGTAAAGGTAATGCAGACAAAGATATGATGTATGAATCATTTGTCAAAGAAACTAAAATAGATTTAAAAAAGATATTTGATACAGATAAAGTAGGCAATCCTATATCAGATATTGCAGATAGTTATTTTATTCAGAAAGTTGGTTATGAAAATAGCGGTAGTAACAACCTTAAATAAAAAATTATATGAGTATTATGCTCATAGATTTTATTCGACTTATAATTGGCCTTTTGATTGTTACATTTACCACGAGGGTTGGATACCAGAGATTGACCCTATGCGACCAATCATACATAGAGATATACACGAAACAAATCCTACGTTAAAAGATTTCATTACTAGAAACGAAAGTAGAAATACTTTTAGTGTAGAAAAAGATGACCCTAGTAAAATCATTTACGGTTTAGATTTCTTAAAAGACGCAATCAGATTTAGTTATAAAGTATATGCAAAGACACATTTAATGCTTGAAGGTAATTATGATTATGTATTTTGGATTGACGCAGATGTAGTGTTTAAAAAAACAATTACTGAAAAAGAGATTTTAAATAAAATATTACCACAAGATCATACAATATGTTATTTGGATAGACCTGCCCCACCTAAATATCCTGAATGTGGATTTGTAGGTTATAATTTAACAAATAAACATACTAAAAAATTTGTAAGAGAATTAAGAAATTATTATGAACAAGATTTATTGTTCAATGAAGAACAATGGCACGACAGTTATGTATGGGATAGAGTTAGATTTAAATATCTATCTGGTCAACCTCAACATATATTAACTGGAACTAGAAAAGATGGTCACGTTTGGCCTAAATCTAAATTAGGTGAATACTTAACTCACTTAAAAGGTAAAAAGAAAAAAGACGAGGGAAAGGATACTTTTGATATATGAAAGCAGGTAAGATATGGGGAAAAACAGAATTAATACACGCAAACGGTGTTTTAGAATTTCACCGAATAGAGTATAAAAAAAATGTTGCTTGTTCAAAACATAGACACAAATACAAATGGAACGGTTTTTTTGTAGAGTCTGGTAAAATGATGGTTAGAGTATGGCAACAAGGCAAACAAGAAGGACTAATAGACGAAACAATTTTAAATGCAGGTGATTTTACAAGAGTTAAACCTGGATTGTTCCACGAGTTTATTGGACTAGAAGACGGTGTGGCATTTGAATTGTATTGGGCAGAATTTGACCACAATGATATAGAAAGAGAAAGTCAAGGTCGTCCTGTAAATGAAGACGTTACATTTAAGGCAAGTGATGAAACATTTTCTAGTAACACAGCACATCAAACAGAAGCATTTTTAGTAGAAGGTATTGAATGAACGGAATAGAGTTTTTATATCATATATTATTTGTTGAAAAAGACATTGCATTATGGGGTATAATAACTATGGGTATAATATTTGCCCTTATAAGTATCATTATGGATTACGGATTTGAAGGAGATGAAAATATAAAATGATTAGAGTTTTTATAGGATATGATGACAATGAAAAAGTGGCGTTTAGTGTATTAAGTCATAGTTTACTTAAACACTCAACACAACCTATTGCTATAACACCTATTAGATTACAGAATATTAAAGATGTATTTGTAAGAGAAAGATTGCCAATACAATCTACTGACTTTGCATTTAGTAGATTTTTAGTACCTTATCTTTGTAACTATTCTGGACACGCAATCTTTATGGATTGTGATATGTTATCACGTGCAGACATATCATTATTATGGCGACAAAGAACTACGAAGTATGCCGTACAATGTGTGCAACACGATTATACACCTAACAGTACGGTTAAGTTTATGAATCAACCACAAACAGTTTATCCTAAAAAGAACTGGTCTAGTATGATGATCTTTAATAATGCGAAGTGTACAGCATTAACACCTGATTATGTTAATAGTGCTAGTGGTTTAGAACTTCATCAATTTAAATGGTTAGAAAGTGAAGACTTAATCGGTAAAGTAGATGAAGAATGGAACTGGTTAGTCGGTGAATACGAGTATAGTCAACACGCTAAATTAGTACACTATACTGAAGGTGGACCTTACTTTGAAAATTACAAAAAATGTGATTATGCAGATGAATGGTTTGATACATATAACGAAACAACTAAAGTAAACTTAAAATAATATGAAATACGCAGACGCTTTTTTTAAACATAAAAAATATCAATCACATAAATTAGAACACTATTTTCCTATCTATGATGAATTAATGGGCAAATTTTATGGTAAGAATATTAACTA